GCTCTGCGGCCACGCTGGCGCTGACACTCTGATCGGCGGCAGCGGCAACGACAGCCTCAGCGGCGGCCAGGGCCACGACATCCTGCGCGGCGGCACCGGCAACGACCTGCTGCAGGGCGGCATGGGCAACGACGTGCTGATCGGCCATGCGGGCTTCAGCAGCTCAGGCGAGATCGACACCCTCTGGGGCCATGGCGGCGCCGACCTGTTCGATGTGGCCGCTTACTTCGGCAGCGGCCATGCGCTGATCATGGACTTCAATGTCGCCGATGGTGACCGGCTGAAGCTGGCCCACGGGCCGGCCTACAGGTTCGAGCAGTCCGGGGTCAGCACCGGGGTCTATTGCGGCGCCGATCTGGTGGCGCTGCTGAATGGCGTCGCGCTGGGCTCGGGCGTGATTGGTGGCCAGAGCTGGGTGGTGGTGTGATGACCGACACCTACCGCGCCCTGTGCGCTGAGCTGTTGGAAGACGCCGACGAACTGGCCGATCTGATGCAGGGCGTGATTGACGGGGACTATGCGCCCGACTCGCTGACGCTTCAGCCGATCAAGGGTTCCATGGCCCGCGCCCGCGCCGCCCTGACCCAGCCGGCGCCGGTGGTGGAGCTGACTGCTCCGTACATCGAGCAGGAAGCAATCGAGACATACGATTCCGCTTACCGCAGGTCCACCGGGATGGAGTACACGGGCTTTGGTGCGGTGGGCTGCACTGAGCATCATCGTGCAGGCACCCGCACCGTCACTCTTTCTGCCGAGCATTTGCAGCGGATCAGCGATGCCTTGCTGGACTACTGCGACGAAGGCCCGCCGGGCGAGGGCTGGAAAAGCCCTGGCCTGTCGTCTGCCGTCGCCGCCCTGGACGCCGCCCTGGCCCAGCCGGAGCCGCAGGGGCCGAGTGATGAGGACTTGATTCAGCTCGCCATTGACACTCGACTGTATCGGTTTCAGGCCACTGCCGGAGATCCGATCCAGTACGAGATGACTGAGCAGCAGATCCATGCCTTTGCCCGTGCCGTCTTAGCCCGCTGGGGAGGTGCGGCATGAGCCATAAGGCAACACCGGAGCAGTGGGAGGCAGTGCGCAAGACTGCAGCCGATCGCTTTGGCAGCTACCCAAGTCATTCGGTTATCACGGAGCTGGCCGACCGCCTCGCCGCCGCCGAGCAGCGGATCAAGGCGCTGGATGCCGCCGCCAACCTCCAGCAGCAGGACAAAGACGCCGAGCGGGCGATGGAACATCAAACCCTGCACACCATTGCTCTGCAGATGGTGGACTCGCTCGGGCGCTCGTTTTACCTGCTCCCCGAGATTCTTGACACTCTGCGTCGGGCAATCCGTGAGCCGATGAAGGAGACGGAATCATGCCCCCACGTCGTCACCAGCAACGAGGGCACCAGCTATTGCAGGCTGACGGAGCACGGCAACTCATCAGCCAGGCTGACAAGTTCGCCCGCGCCGACTGGTGGGCTGGTGGCAAAGGTCACCGATGTCATCACGGATAGCGCTGCCGCTTATGGCACTGCCGACGAACCTGCTCGCGCCGCGATCCTGGCTTTTGCGATTGGCTTCTTTGCTAATCCTGTTCTATGGATTGCAGTTCATCACTTCATTACCTACCGACGTGGCTGACCCCTCCCCCGGCATCCGCCTCACCTCCAGCACCCAGGCCGCACTGCAGCGGATCGCCACCGCCCCTGCCACCAGTGAGCAGAGACGAATTGACAGGGCCGCGCAAGCGGTGCTAGATGTAATCTTGTCAAAGAGGTCTTCGGATCCACTAGACTCTTTGTGCAAGTTGGTTGCTGCCGCTGCCATTCGCGTCGCAGTAGATCAAGTAATGCCGCCGCAGCGGGCATTGTATTATCAAGTTAGGCAGGAGATGCTTGCCGTCGCTTCCAAGCTTCAAGCGGCTGCGGCTACCCCGACAACATCGACGCAGGCCGCAGCTGAATGACTCCGTGTGAAAAGTGTAACGGCAAGGCCTACATCGTTGACACTCGCCGAAAAAGAACTGGTGATGTCCGTCGCCGCTTTCTTTGTGACGACTGCGGACATCGCTGGAGCGAATGGAATGGCAGCCAGCCGCCCAAAGCAGCACCTGATGTCAGATTGACCGATGAGATCATCCTTGACATCCTGACTGCAAAAGCTCCGCAGACTGTCTTATCGGCTCGCTACAACTGCTCAAACTCAACGATCGGCAAGATTCGCAGAGGTGAGCTGCACGCCAAGGTTCATCCAGAGATCCCACGATTCAAGGATGAAAAAAAGCCAGGCCGAAAAACATGCCCGAAGTGCATCCATTACACCGGCATCCAAGGCAATCCGTGTGGACTTGGCCACATCGACCCCATTGAAGAGGGGTTGACGTTTGCGTCGTACTGCTCTAACTTCTCCCTGGATACTCATTGACAATGACCGAACCTCAGCTTGATAGCGAATTTCGCGAGTGGTGGAAACAGAGTTTCCCTAACTCTCCCCCAGGAAAGCACGCTGTTGCTACCCATGTCGGGTTTGCGCAGTACCTGCTCCAGAAAATTGGCCATGAACAACAGCAGCGGGAGCAAGAAACTTGATGGGTGACAAGGACGTAGCCGCCTGGCGTTCCATCATTCGTCAACACTGGATCAAGAAAAACCCAAGTGGAACGATCTTCAGATCAAAAGACGTATTTTCATGGGTTGCTGGTGGCGGCGTTGAGCTTCTGCCAGCTGATCTGAAGCCTATCAATGCCGCTGGTCGTGAGATCTGGCGGCATAGACTAAGCAGGGCCTTGAAGCAACTTGCGGACAGGCATGAGCTGCTGCATCCCGGTATCTCGCGTCACGCCTGGAAAGTACCTTGAGCACAATTCCTTGGAGTAAAGAAGAAATCACGATGCTTGAGTCTATGGCAGGAAACATGCCACCCAAGCATCTGAGCGCGAGCTACAACAGCTGGGCGGCAAAAAGTGGTTATCCGAATCGGTCTTACCGAGCGATCACAAGCCTGATGTCAAGACGCAAGATCTCTAGGCGTGCGGAAGGTGAGTGGATAACGTCTGGTTGCATCGCTGAACTTCTCGGCGTCCATATTGATACGCCGCAACGCTGGGCTGAGAAAGGCCTGATCGAGTCCTGCTACAGCCAGGTTCGACGCGGCCACCGATACTTCAGGCGATCGAACATTGTGGATCTGGCGAGAAGGCGCCCGGACTTGTTTGGCGGCATTGATCGTGATAGGCTGTATGCACTGCTGGAGGACTCCGAATTGGCGGATGCCATTGTCAGCAGCTTTCCGAGCCGCACAAGCTCTGGAAGACCCGTTCAAGTTGTGGAAACTGGTGCCACGTTTCCAAGCGCCACTGCTGCGGCAAAGGCATTCTATGTCCGAAGTCAGAGCATTAGCTTCGCGATAAAGCGAAATGGAACGTGCGCTGGCTACCACTGGAGACACGTTAAGTATCCTGAATTTACGCAAGAATGCACGACCCAAGAGTTACCATCCTTGACTCCGCAAGAAGGCTAAGGCCAACACTGGGATCGCCAGTTTGGCTTAAGCTTAACCACATGAAAATCAGCCTGGCATTCCCGCTGGGCTGGGCTTCCGTCAGGGATGAGTCATTCCTGCTCCGTTTTGGCTTTGCTATGAAAATGGCCGGAGTTGAATGGAGCCAGGAAAGCGACCTTATCCTTGCTATCCAGTGGCTGACTAAAGTGGGTATCGCTGAATCCGTAGCGCCGCCCAGCCAACATTCTCACGGACAATTCTGGATGATCCGTCGAGCAACAACACACGCTGCCTGACTCAATGGACTATCAACTTTCTGTTCAGCTTCGTAACTGCACCGCCGCCAGGGCTCATCTGCATGGCGCCGAGGCCCTAATCCTTGACAAGCAGGTTAAGGATCAATTCCTGCCGAAGGAAGGCGAAGAGATCTTTGCCACGGTGCCAGACGACTGCATCGTAACAAGTTCACGAATGTTTTATGAGCTTGTGAAGTACGGTATCCCCGATCGTCACTGGATGTTTATGGGCCTCAGGGTTCACGTTCAGGATCGAGGCCTGCCGGAGTCGCTGCTGAAGCGCCAGCTGAGCGCTCTCCCCCTGGCCCAGAAGGCGCGGGAAGCCCGGTTGCGCTACTACCGGGAGCAAGAGTCGGTCGATCTGCTCGGAGGTCATTCAAGCGCCTTCACGCGGCTGGATCCCGAGTACGTGGAGCCGCTGCTGGGCTACCCGAGCACCGTAAGTCTGTCCTGAGCAAATTCGTGAAAACGCCATTCAAGACATGACTAACGCAAAAAAGCCATTCAAGCACATTGCACTTTGGAGCCCAACACCGCAGCAAGGTAAATCCACCATCGCAAAGCATCTTGCAACTAACCATGGCTATGAGACACTGAGCCTTGCATCTCCGCTACTGGAGATGATTGAAACCTTCTTGATGCACCATGGACTTTCCATGGAAGAGATTGACTATTACTGCAGGCAAGCCAAGGAACACCCGATTCCTAGTGTCGGCAAAAGCTATCGCTACCTTGCTCGCACACTTGGTACGGAATGGGGGCGCAACTTAGTGAGGCAGACAACTTGGCTTGATGCCTTTGAGCAGAAGTTTGATCGCCATTCATCGCGCAATGCTATTTGCGTTGATGACATGCACTTTCTCAACGAGGCTCAGCGGCTTAAGCGAAAGGGTTTCCTCCTTGTCAGGGTTTTCAGGCAAGCACAGAGAAGCGGTTTTCAGGATACGCACCAGTCCGATGTCGAACTTGCCGCATTTACAAACTGGGATCACGAAATCATGAACACTGGCACGCTTGATGAACTTTATCAATCTGTAGATCAACTAATCGCATGACAATGGAAGCTATTCAAGGGCGAGCTATTAACGACGCCGATCAGGAGGGCAAGACCACTTACCTGT